GTTTACCCCTCAGCGGGCTGATTGCCCCTCGGCCGCTCCGCCACCATCTACTAAGGCTGTTGAGAAACAGTCTGTTCAATTATAACAGAGGTAATGCTCTGGGATCAAGACCACGCTCCAAGTTTTATGGAGTGTCTTCTCTCCGCTGCTAAGTCAGCGTTAACTACGAATCCGTGTTCCCTATAGGGTAGACATGGTCTATAATGTAAGTGAGTAATTCCACTTGACATGATTGGATCTCTTGGGTTAAATCAAGAGAGTAGTAAGAATTCTTGCGTGCTTGTTTTATAGCATTGTACAAGAACTTAGAGTAGTCTTTAGATGCTTTACTAAAAGACTTCACCTGGTACTGCCCAACCTCTTTGGTAAGAGAATGGAAAAGTACTTCATAATCGAGGTGACTGAACATCTGCCAAAGATCTTCAGATCCCTTCAACTCTTTCACACTGTTAATCCAGTGGATAGTATAGTGGATAGATTCTTCTAGTCCATCTTTTCTAAACAGACCTCCTATAGCAGCTGCTAAGGTAGGATCTTCTAATTCATAGAGTGTCCGGATATCTTCGGATAATTCTATATTATCCTCAAGTAATTTCCAGAATTTATGGTCTTTACTTATCCAGCTACTCCACTCATCCATTTTGGATTGAGGGAAGAAACCTTTCCAGATCTGTTCAAAACTTAATCTGGTAAACATCTTTGCTTGCTTATTCTCTTCTGAGATAAAGTAGCCTAGGAAGGTATTCTGAAGTTCAGAAATACCATAAGAGTAAATTGATACTCCTTGAATGGTGTTATCAATAATCCTACTTATTTCTTCATCTTTAAATGAAGCTAAATAAGGAATTTGACCTGAAGTCAATATACTTTCGGCTATCAGGAAATCCTTCATATTCTTTCCGTAGCATTGAAATACTACGTGATGGAGCAACCTCTTAAATGTAACTTTATGGTAGTTATACCATAATATTGCACTTAATTTAGTTATCGCCGGATCTTCAGAATAGAAGGCTCCGAGACCCACTGGAAGTGGAGTCAGAAAGCGACCTCTACTTATTGAGACCTTTGCGAAATCCAGAACATCATCTGGATAATCCAAAGTTGTATTATTATAAAATGATTTAGCAGTTTTGCTATCATTCTTTATAAGACTGCATTCTTTACAAAGCCAGCTATGGTTTTGATAAAGACTATAATCTGAGTCGACAGTAGGAAAAGAAACTACTGAATCGTCTCCCAATATTCTGTAGAACTTGAGAGGATCATAATCTTCCAAGCCACTACACTTCATAAGCATTAGCATCAGTATGTGATGAGCTAATGAGAATGCATCAAAAGATCCTAACAACCCTTGGGGTTGCCCGGTCTCTTGGACATAATGTCTATATACCTTAGAATTAGGCATATAGAATTCTTTCGGTAACTGCGATACATATCGCCAGAAGTCAACAACCTCTTGTGGGAACAATAGTTCTAGACACAAGCATTGAAACCGCTGATTCAAAGTATCAGTTGCATTACTGAAATCGGACACAAAGATTGAGTTCTGATTTTCATCTCTGTATTTTGGAGAGGTAATCTCTACCAGAAAATCCACACCTTTCTGATGTAGTTCCATACTATCATTAGGAAGACTAATTAAGAATGGCTGTAGCTGGTTATGAAGCCAGTTACATCTATCCTGAAGGCTATTGGATCCAATATGGATACCTCTAGGTTTGTACTTCGAAGGATTCGGGATTTCTTTTGTCTCGACTCGATTCGTTGATACTTTTAAGTTATGCTCCGCTTGCTCATCTTTCGACAAGTACGCTGAGTTATAACCAATCAATTCATCAAATCGTTGAATTTCGGGTGAACCTCGAAGCTCATCAGATTCGAATAATGAAGAGACGATAGAAGGGAACCTTCTAGATCGCTTATCAATTTCGATTGTGCTTGTTGAAGCTTTTAACGTAGCATAATAATCACACGTCTTAAACTTCCTATATTTGAAGTGTTTAAGAGCCTTCCTAAACTCAGATACATATTTGAGTTTGCATCTTGGAGATAGGATATCATTCCTTACCTCTTCAAATAGCTGGAGAAATTCTTCTGAAGGATCTCGTCCAGGAGTCTGAAGAACGGATAGCAGATCTTCTGCATATTCTTCCATTACATCAGATGTCGGATTTAATCTTTCGAACAACTGACCGATTGACACTGGGGTGAGGTATAATTGTACCACAGCATCAGGGTCTTGATCATTAGAGGAGTTTTGGAAAACTACCTTAACAATCTCAAAGAGCAGTTTATATAAATAAATATAAAACCGCGGTTGATACTTTATTGCCACATGGTCCAATAAAAGTCCTTCGTCCTTAAGCCATACAAATACTGACTTTAAGGAATTCGGAAAATAGTTCAGATCAGATAGATTGACTATTTGATTATTTGAACCAGTTTCAAAGTACAAGCAATTTGCTATCTTTGGATAGTCGTTAATTGCTAGAAAGTTAGCAACGGAGAGTAATTCATTCTTCCGCTGTTTGCATAGATCTGCGAAATCCTTTATTTGATTTCCAGATTTAAATGTAGTTAATGTCTGATAAAAGGCATCAACAAATTGAGTTATTGTCTTATCAATAACATGTTGTGATTTAGGAGGAATATTAATTCCTGCCTGAAGTGCCATGTCTCGTATCAAAGTTTGATAACTTTGGATACAGGTTCCACGGTCAGGGCCGTCGTAGTTGGCGGGTTCCCCGATACAATACTTAGATGATTTGTGATCTTTCATGAGTCATCAAAGCCTCCTTGATCTTAGGTCTGAAATGTTAACGGATTTCTTCCGATTCAACAGAGTATCTCCTGAGATGTACCACAATCTAAACATAAGGCTTAGATTACGTCATACGGTTGGTAAGTCCGCAATCGGTTTGAGGGTAGCAC